TGATGGAGGCAAGCCGGCAACAGTCGGTGACGTGAACAACGTGGTTTTGGCGGTAAACGACTCGATTATTTTTCGCAAGATAACACGCAACTCGGTGCTGACCGCAAATGCCGACACGGCGAGCACAATTGTGACCTTAACCCAGAACTAACTCATGGCGATCTCAACGACCATTATCCGCGGCGATTTTAACCGGCGGCTTTACGGCACCGCGAATCTTAAGGTGGCATCTCCGACTGGGATAGCGATTGGCAGCGCGTTGACGATAGCGGGCGACCTGGTAACGAGCGTCACCACGATTTTGCCCAATAATTGCTTTAAATGCAAGATTACCCAGATGCCGCGCGGTAAAAATCGGTTGATTATCAAGCCGGGTGACACGGTGACAGGATAAGCGAGATGCCGCAGACGCTTAGCCCCAGGGTTCATTGCACGGTGAATCTGGTGGCCAATGATCTGGCTACGGTGAAATATTCCGGCCAAGAGGGTGGGGCGATTTTTATCCGCAACTATGGCTCGGGCGATGTGTGGGTGAGCACCGATCCGCAGTATCCGGCGGCAGTAGGCAACCAGAATAATTTCCTGCTGGCCAAAGGCGATTATCTAGCGATGGGCGGGGTTGGGCGCGGGGCTTATCTGACGCTGATGAGTAGCCAGGCTAACACGCAGGTAGCGATAGCGTTTTCGAGCAAATGAAGACTGAAGAGATTTCAATCGAAGCTTTGCTTGAGTGCGCCAAACGCGAGCTTTCCTATCGGCGCCGGGTTTATCCGCGTCTGGTGGGGGAGGATAAGATGAGTCCACAAAAGATGGCTTACGAGATTGCCTGCATGGAACGGATTGTCGAGATCTTCGACAAGGCCAATGGACGATTGCTTTAATGCCCGAGGATAATTCAGAGCTTTACGAGGAGATCAACAACGATCTGGAGGACCGCCAGAAGTGGGAAGCGCGTCAGATTATCTGGGCTAAGATGCGCGGACAGGGCATGGGTCGAGCTAACCGGCCCTGGCCGGCAGCCGCTAATGTGCACGTGCCGGTAGCTGATACGATTATCGGCAAGCTCAAGCCCTATTATGTGGTGTGGATCTTCGGGCCGGAACTGTTGGCCAGTTTCTACAGCCTCGAGGAACAGGGCGATAGTTACACCGATTCGGTTGCCCAATGGTTCGATTACAAGGTTCGGGAGATCAGCAATTTCAGCGAACAGACGATCTGCGGGATCGACAGTTGTCTGCAGAACGGCATGGGGGTGATCAAGACCTACTGGGATGTGGCGGCCAACAAACTCGCTTTTGCGTCGATTCATCCTTATTTCATCATCATGGCACCGTGGGCGACATTTGATTTCCAGAAGGCCGACCGGGTGGTGCACGTGATGCAGTATTCCAAGGAAGAATATTTGCGTGATGCTGAGGCTAAAGGGTTTAACGCTGATGAGACCTACGTCGAATCGATCACGGGCGAAGGGAAGCCGGATAAGAAATACGAACGGCACCGTTATACGGCCGAAGGGTTATCCTATTCGCGGCTCAAAGATTTGATCGTTTTGTGGGAGATTTACCTCCGGCATACCGATGGCCAGATCCAGGTTAAGACGTTCAGTCCGTTACAACCCGACGAGCCGGCGAGGGGTGATTTCAAGCTGCCTTACGAGCATAAAGAGGTCCCGCTTACTTTGCTTCCCTACGAGCTGACCGACGGGGGGTTTTATTCGTCTCGGGGCGTGTGTGAACTGGTGCAGATGTATGAGGCGAGCGCGTGTAAGACCTGGAACGAGAAACTGGATTTCATGTCGATTGCCAATCGTCCCGTTCTCTCGACGCAAGGTGGCTCGATTAACGCGCAGAATATTCGGTGGGAGCCGGGAGCAGTTTACGATTCCGTTTTGCAACTGGTCCAGCAACCCGGTCCTCCTGTATCCTTTGATGAGGAGATCAATTCGAACCGCTCGATGGCCGAGCAGCGAGTGGGGATTCCTGACTTCGGTGTGGCTGGCCCCAATCAGCCGACTGGCAATAAGACGGCGACTGAGACAAATGTCATCACCAACGTGATGCAGCAGAATAACGATCTGCGGGCCCGGATCTTAAAAGGTGCAATGACGCGGATTTTCGAGCAGGGCTGGAGTCTGCTGAAACAGTACGATCGGGAAAGTCTGGATTACTTCTGGCGCAACCAGCGGTTATCCATCGATGACGCGGCGTTTGATAACAAGTACACGTTGAGACCGAATGGTTCCGTCGACGGGTACTCGAGGGAGCGCGAGATTCAGAAGCTGATGCAACTTCGGCAACTCAGCCAGGGGTCACCGTGGATCGTCACTCCGGAGGTCGATAAGAAGATCATCGAACTCATGGATGCGCAATGGATCAAGGACCTCTTCCAGGAGCCGCAGGATGTTCAGGCGAACCAGCAAGAGCAGCAAGCGATCGAGAATTCCATTATGATGGACGGGTTCTTGCCGCAGGTTAAGCCGCCGGACGATCATTTGGTGCATTTGCAGATTGAAGACGGATTTATTGGGTGGAGCGGGCAGAATGGCAAGCCGATTCCGCCGGCCCAGATGCAGACCTTTATGCAGCACATGCAAATGCACATCGCTGCGGCCAAGCAAGATCCGCAATACTGGAAGCAGCACGCGCAACAGATTCAACCTTTTATTGTGAAAGTGCAGCAGACTCTTAAAGGGATGCAGCAGCAGGCGCAAGCTCAGCAACAGGCGGCGGGCGCTATGGCGAATTTACGCGGCGGGCCTCCGCCTGGGATGGGTGGAGCACCTGGTGGGATGCCGCCCGGGATGCCAAGTGGAGGAGCAGCGCCCGGACCGGCGGCGCCGCCGCCACCGCCGCAGCCTGGGATGCCGGCTGGTCCACCGATGCCGGCTGGAAGTCCGAACGGGAGCGGTGGATTACCGATGGGATGAAAGTCACCGATTGGGTAGTGAGCGTTTTACCGGTTGAACGAAGGCGAAGAAAATGCCTTCGGGAGTGTAAGATAATTAACGGACCGCGGCACAAAGAAAATCCGCTCTTCAGTTACTGCTCCAAGCATGACGTTTGGGTGATAGCCTTATGAACCCGATTCTCAAATGGTATCTGCGGGTGGTTTTAAGCCGGCCGATTGTGCGTGCGGTTAGCTGGACCCCGGAGGAGCGGAACGCTTTTGACTTGTTTTGTCGGACAAGTTGTGGAATAAAACTTTTCGAATTTCTGCGTCAGATTGTCGCTAACGCAACGTTCAACGCCGTTTTCCGGCATTCGGTCAGTGCGAATGCTGAGGCGCGAGGGATGCAGAATATATTAGCTGTCTTGCATCGGCTGCGTGTGTTCCCTGCACAGGAGGAGAGCCAAGAAGGCTTTAGCAGTCTGGAGGATAGCGAGCCCGCCAAGGCGCCAACTAAAACCGATGATTGGCGATGGATGGGCGGGCGCGGTGCCATCGGTTAAAAAAGCCCTCGAGTGATATATGCCGGAGGAATCGGCGAGTGTAGAACAAACGGCTGTTGGATCGGCAGGTTCGACTCATGACGTGAGCTTGAATCAGCCGACTGACACGAGTTCAAGTACTGCAGTAGTTGATGACTCTGGCGGCAATGGTCAAAGGCAGGAGAGCCAAGGCCCCGCCAAAGAGAAAAAGCCAAGCCTGTATTATCAAGTCCGGCAAGCGAAAAAAGCGTTTAAAGCCGAGCAGGAAGCTTTTGCCAGGGAGCGGGAAATCTTTGCGCGTGAACGCGCGGAGTTTGAAGAGGCTCGTAAGCCCAAACGCGATTACACCCTGGATGATCTCCGCAAATACCGTCGGCAATGGGAGCAGGAAGGCAACTTCGAGCTCGTTGAGAAGGCGGATAAGGAGATCTCGGCAATGGAGGCCGAGGCGCAGGCTGAAAGAGCCAAGCGCACAGTTGAGTTGCCGCCGGTGGGAACACCGGAGCATCGGGCGCAGTGGGAAGCTGCCGAGCGTGAGCTCAGCCAAGTTGACCCTGAGTTTATGCGCGATGGGACCAGGCTGGATAAACGCTTGCGCGAGATTATGGGGAGCGAGGATGGCAACATCTATCGCCAACACCCGCGCGGGATCGTTGCCGCATATCACCGGGCAAAAATGGAGTTACTGGACGGAGATTACAAGGTGCTCCAGACAGAGAACTCCAAACTTAAAAACGAACTACAGCGCTACACCGGCTTAACCTCAATTGGTGGTGGTGCACCGGCCAGGATCGGGAGCGGAAACCGGGTGGAATCACTCGATGATTTTCGCAAACTGTCGCTGGCTGACATGCGCAAAGAACTCAAGCGAGGCGCCAAGCGCGATGGAGTGCCGTGGTTCTAGCAATGCTCACTCCTAACTCTTCTTTATGCCTCCTCCAGTTTACGGAGCGGTTACGACGACCGACAAAGCGTCGGAGTACCGCATTTATTTTGCTAAGCAATTACTGACACATCAGATCAATCAGCTGCAGCTTTATCAGCCGGCGTACAAAGCCTCGATCCCGCAAGGGC